ACACGGGCAAAGTGTACAGGATGGAGCGAAAGTTTATGCTGTCTGAAGGGCAATTCTTATTCTTCAAGCAACAGGGGTTTGAAAAGCAAATCTTCCTGACCAAAGAATGGATTGCACACTATCAGATACTTACTGAATCTGGAATCAGATTGCTGCAACAGCAATACAGACTTGACATTTAGCCGTTACATTTGAAGCGGTTTTGTTGTCAGCTTTGTTGTTGAGTAGGGGAGTGCCGTAACACTCCCCCTTTTACAACGTTACACTTTTCAACATTGCCTTGTGTATAACTTTCAACGTTATTGGAATTGCTTTTGTCAACTGCGGCAGCTACATTCGCAGCATAAACCAACAACGATGAAACTTTCAAAAGCACAACGCGAGGTCACAAACAAACTTGAAAAAGGCGCAACGCTGCACACTATTCAAGAAACGTGGCACGATGAGAATACATTTTTTAAGCACACAGATGGAACTTTTGAGCGAAGCAACGTGAAAGTGATTCGCAAATTGGTCGAGTATGGAATACTTGAGCCGCTTCCACAAGCGCACCCCCTGATTACTGATTACAAGTTTTGGAGTACAAGAGTGCCTGTTTAATGGCAACGAAGTATTTTGCGAACAAGATAACAACAAACGTTGGCAAGTTTGATTCAATGGCAGAGTACAGGCATTGGTTGAACCTTGAAGCCCTGCGCAAGGCAGCAAGCAATACAGAGCGCGTGACAGATATTGCGCGACAGGTTGTGTACCGCATTGAGGTCAACGGGCAGCTGATTACAAAGTACATTGCCGACTTTGTTGTTACCTTCGCTGATGGCAGGGTTGAGATACACGATGTCAAGAACCCGTACCTTGTGACAGGCAAGGGCAAGTCAACGCCCGCAGCACAGATGTACAAACTCAAATGCAAGCTACTAAAAGCAATACATAACGTTGAAGTAAAAACAATATGAGCCAACTGCAATACCTGACAGCAAAAGAAATTAAGCTGAACCCGAACAACCCGCGCCTGATTAAGGATGACAAGTTCAAGAAACTTGTCAAGAGCATTCAGGAGTTTCCCGAAATGATGCCCCTGCGACCAATTGTGATTGACGAGGGCAACTACATCCTTGGAGGCAATATGCGCTTCAGGGCAATGCAGGAGGCGGGCGTAACGCTCATTCCTGTGATTGTCGCAACGGGCTTGACAGAAGAACAAAAACACGAGTTTGTAATCAAGGACAACGTGAGTTTTGGCGATTGGGACTGGGACATTTTGGCAAACGAATTGGGGGAACTGCCCCTTGCCGATTGGGGCGTGAACGTACCCGCCATTGAGCCAAGTGTTGACTACTCCGTTCTTGATGAGCAAGACGTTTCAAGGGAACTTGAGGCAATGCAAGATGGCGTGAAGAAAGCTGTGCTGATTGAGTTTAACACGGAGCATTATGAAGATGCGCTTAAAACAATCAATTTTTGGAGAGGGCAAGGCTTGTACATTGGCGGCTTTTTGATTGAAAAGCTGAAAGAAGAACAATCAAAACTTGCGTAGCCGTGTGTTCAATTGTCGGGTACAAGGGGCGTTTTGACGCTGTGCTGTTGAAAAAGATATTCGACAACAGCAGGGCAAGGGGGCTTCATTCGTTTGGTTACTCATTCGAAAAAGATGGCGCGATTGAAACAAAACGGTTTCTTGACTACAACGAGTTTTTGTCGTCCATTTTTTCAAGCAAGCCCGCGCTGTTCATCGCGCACTTCAGGTACGCCACTTCGGGCGACTACCAAAACGAGGACAACAACCAACCGATTACATTTCAGAACAAAAGTATTGCGTTTAACGGTGTAATCTCTCAACGGAGCAGGGAAGGTATGGAGCGCGAGTTTGGAGTTGAACTGCCGCACGATAACGATGGATTTGTGCTGATTCAAAAAATGAACAATGACGAGTTCGTCAGGGGCGACAAGATTGCGTTTGCGTACGTTGGAATTGAGGAAGGCAAACTTGTAGCGCAAAGAAACGCAAGGCGACCTTTGTGGCAATGGAGCGCGGATGGGGTTGTTGCGTTTTGCTCTACAAAAGATATTTTTGTCAGGTCAGGGGTTGAAAGCGCAAGAGAGGTAAAACCGTATGAGAAATTTGTGATTTGAAGTGAAAAAGAACAAATCTCCGCAACGATTGGGCGCGATTTGAGCCGTAACCCAACCGAACCGCAAACGTTGCGGAGAAACAAGAAAAACTGCCAAAAACGCAATCGTGTCAGAAATACAAACCCAAGAACAATTTATCTCATATCAGGAGTACCACAGGCAAAGCCTTGAGGCGTGCGACATTGATACGGCTGTGACCTGCTTGAGGTACATTGCCGAAAGGTTTGAATTGACGATTGAGCAGAGGTACTGGATTGCCTTCATTTACGGTTGCTGCTACTCCGCAGTCACCACGTTTTACATTTACAACGAGTTCCCTGAATTTTCACTTGTGGACAGGGACAGGCTTGCCCTTTGGTGGCGCGGGAACAAAAGCAAACTGATTTTCCAAACCGACAGGCTGCGCATCAAGTCAAACAATCAGTTTGTCGAATGCTTTGAGAGTTACAGAGCGTTGGTGAAGAACAGCCAACAGGCGTACTTCGCAAGCAAAAGCTGCGCTGAAATTTATGAGAAGATTTCACGCATCAAGTACTTTGGGCGGTTTTCTCTTTTCAATTATTTGGACACTCTGAACCAAATTGCCGACATTAACCTGAAGCCGACACAACTGAATATGCTTGAGGCTGAAAGTTGCAGGAACGGTGTTGCCTTTGCGATTGGCAGGGGTGATTTGGTTGACAAAAAGCTGACCGCAGCGGAGGCAGTCCTGCTGCACAACGCGTTCTTGAGGCTGCTGCGCGAGAACAAGGGCGACATTTTCAAGGTGGAAACATCGCTCTGCGCATACAAAAAGTACAGGCTTGGCAAAAGGTACGTTGGATACTACATTGACAGGATGTACCGCGAGTTGAAGCAAATTGAGCCTGTTGTTACTGGCGTTTGTTGGGATGTAATTTGGCAGTTCAGAGAGGAAACAATCAATAAAAAGTTCCTGCGTGAGTTCCACTAAAAAGAAAGTAATTTTTGTCGTTGGCAACTACGGTGTTGGCAAGTCGGCATTGATATTTAGCAACGTTCTATCTTCAAGCGGGCTTCTGTTACAGGTTGGCGACAACTTGTTTGTGTTAGGCAAGAAGATTTACGGGGCAGACAGCCTAAGTGGTGTACGCAAGGAGGATGTGCTGCGGGAAGTCGCTGCGAATAAGGACAAAAACATTATTATTGCGGGCAACTACTATTGTCAAATCAAGGACTTTGTCGAATTGCGCCCGCACTTTGACTTGGTGTTGTGCTACTTGAAAACATCGTTGGAAAACAATGCGCGAAGAATTGCGATGAGGGGAGGGGCAATCAACGAAAGAACCTATCAGCAAAAGCTGAAAAACCACTTGTCCCTGATAAAGAAAACAGATGGGATGCGAAAGTTGTACATCATTGACAACAACAGGAGTTTTGACGAAGTGAAGAAGACGTTTGACGATATTGTAAAACAAGAAACAGATGAAAAGAATTGACCTTGTACAAGTCAACCACAGCGTGAAGGTGGGCGACATTTGCCCGAAAATTGAACCCAACGTGTGCGAGGACAGCGTGTTTTACCTTGATGGGCAACCTATTGGCTTCTACTTAACAAAGATGCCCGACAAGATGTGCGGGTTGGCTGACTTGGCAAACGCGGAGTTGAGAAGTAAGAACGTTCCCAAAAGCGTAATGACGCGCTCAAGCGGAATACACGGCAAAGACGCGGTGGCGCAGTTCTCAACAATTATTGGCGCGATACCCGCAAGACCTCATATGCGAAGAAATTACAACAGCGTTTCATCGGTTCACTCTTGTAAAACAGCGCAAACCTTTGTCAAGGCAATGTGGATGCTTGCGATTGAAAGCGGGAAGCTGATTGAAGAAATTCTACCAAAGCAATATCAGGAGCAAGTGGAGTTGTTCAAGCGGGTTGACAGCAAATGGAAGTTTGGCGAGTTGTTTACAAGTTCAATCTCAAATTACAATATCTCCGCAGCTTACCACAAGGACACGGGGAACATTGTTGGCGCGGTGAACGTAATAATTTGTAAAAAGCACAACTCAACAGGCGGGGATTTGAGCGTACCTGATTACGGGGCGACCATTGGGCAACGTGACAACTCAATACTTGTTTACCCCGCGTGGAGGAACGTTCACGGTGTAACACCGATTGTCCCGACACACGAAGGCGGGTATAGAAATTCCCTTGTGTTCTACCCGCTGAAGGCGTTTCTGAACAAATGAAAGCGCACACAAAGTTGTATCTTCAGTCGCTCCAATTTTCAATTGCCGACTTTGTACCCTGCGAAATTTGCCGACAGCTTGCTGTTGACATACACCACATAAAGGCAAGGGGTATGGGAGGGACAAAGAAGCAAGA